TTTTCCTGTGCAAGCTTCTCGGTTACAAGGATATGTCATCTGAGCAGTATCTGTGGAAAGACGGGACGTATCACAACACGCACGAAGAAATTTGCAACGACTTCTTCGTCCGTAAAGACCCAACGAAGCCGACGTTCAAGGTTTTCGCTGACACTTATAACGCAGCGGTCGATAAGAAGGAACGCCTGTTGCTCGTTCCCCGAGGTGGATTCAAGTCCACCATGAACATGTGCGACTGCATTCAATGGGTCATAAGTTTCCCCGAAGTGACCATTCTTGTCCTATCTGGGGTACTGTCGCTCGCGAACAGCTTTGTTTCTCAGATCAAGAAGCACTTTACCTTGGTCGAGACAAATGACGCGACCTGGGCGACGACGCTCGGGCTCAAGAAGCCTTTCATGCCGAAGACGCTTGACGACGGAACTCCGTTTGTCTTCCAGGCACTCTTCGCGGAGCATTGCATCCCCGAAGATGACGGGCGTGCGAATGTCTTCCAAACGCGGGCTTCAGCGGCGACAACTTCGCCCGAGCCAACGTTGTTCTCCGCATCGATTGAACAGTCCTTGACGGGTTTTCACGTCTGCGTTCTGAAACTAGACGACGTAGTTACTAACGAAAACTCGCAGACGGTTGAGCGGTTGAAGAACATCAATAAGCAAATCAGTATCAACCAAGCTATGTTGCACCCGTATGGGTTCTACGACAAGATTGGGACGTGGTACGACAGTGAGGATACCTACGGACAAGACATTAAGAATGCCAAGAGGTATGAAGAAGATGGCGAGTCTTTTCCGATGAAGATTTATCTGCGGCCTTGCTGGTGGCCGACCGAGGAAGCGATTAAGCTCGGGAAGATCGAAGAGGAAATGGTCGCGAGTGACTATCACCTTTGGTTCAATCAGCCAGGACAGTTGACGTACGAGTTTCTTCGCAACAAGAAGAAGACCGATCCGTACTTCGCGATCAAGTACCTCAACGATCCGACGCAAATGCACGTCATCAAGTTCCCTCGGGAGCTTCTGGTGCGGAAGACGATTCCCGCCATCGAAGTCCCTGGGACGGGGATGATTGTCACCTGCGTTGACACAGCATACAGTACGAAGACGTGGGCGGATTACACAGTCATCATAACAGCACTCATCTATGGCGGGCGTTTCTTCGTCATCGATATGAAGAGAGGGCGTTACGATGAATACACGCTCCCTGCGATGATTGCCTCGACAGCAGCGCAGTGGAAGCCTAAGCAAATCTGCATCGAAGAGTCGGGCGCGATTAAGTACATCGCCCGCGAAGTCTATCGCGAGATGGACAAGCTCAAGGTGCGGGTTCCGATCCGTCTTGTGCCGCTCGGCCAAGGAAGTAAGAAGAACTCTAAGCAGGTCAAGGCAGGGCCCGTTCTTAGATTCCTCGGCGATGACAGATTGAAGTTTGTTAACACCTGTCCGCAACTCGAAGAGCTTTACGACGAGTTGTCGAAGTTTGGAACCGCTGCAAGTCTGCATGACGACATCGTCGATGCACTTGCAATCATGGTCAACGAGTTCTCAAGTTACGCCGACATCGAAGCGAAGCTGACAGCAGCCCAGGAGTCGTACGCACCTGACTCCAAGGGTAAGCAGTTCTACCAGCAGGTCTACGATGGCAAGGGCGTTAAGAACAACGACCTGCCCCTGGAATTCCCAGATCAGGCCCCTGATGAGATGGCGAAGCAAGCTGCTCTTGATGCTGCGTACGCCGCGAACGATCCATTAGGTGACCTGTTTAGCTAGGAGAAGAGATGGCTGAAACTATGGTAGCTCCGCCTCCCGCTGACGGAAATGCACAGGGAACGATTTCGGTTTTGGACTTCAAGAAGGGCACGACCGACCTAACACCCGACAAGGATTTAGTCCTCGTCGTCCAGTCTGCGGTAAAAGCGAAAGCTTTCATCGCCAATCGGCAATGGACGCTCTTGTGGCGGGATGCCGATCTACTTTATCAATCGCCTCGTCCGTTGACGGTGTACGAGAATACTTACATTCTCGAACCGAACGTCCAGCGGTTCACGGTGGCGAAGGTTTGTAACGCCGTTGTGCCCCAGCTTTATAAGGGGCTCTTCTACGATGATCCTCCGATGTTGCTGAGGCCGCGACCTGGGACATCCCAGGAAGTCGTCGATGCAAAGACAGCCCTCTTCTCGTTCGTCCTCGATAACTGCCAGTTCAAGACCCAGACAAAATGGGGCCTCGAACAGATGGCACATCTCGGGACGGGCATTTTCAAGTGGGGCTACGAGTGGAAGGACATCGTCACCGTAAAGAGAAAAGCGACGACAAAACAGATCGAGAGTGGTTCGAGTGATGGAGCGCAGACAACGACTTCGATCCCCACGGACGAGCCGCCAGATATCACTAAGGAGACGAAGACCCTTCCGATGCCGTATTTCTACTGGCGTCCGATTGATAAGGTTCTCGTCGATCCACACCTCAACGTTGGCGACATTCGTCATGCTGCTTGGGTAGTCGATGTTAACTACATGGACTTCTACCAGCTTGATGATCTTCGCAAAGCGATTGAGAACGCGATAAAAGATGGCGAGTCGGGCAACCAGATTAAAGGTTGGAAGATTCCCTCTGAAGCGGAATTGAAAGCGATCTGGAATAACCCAGGAGACATCAAAGGTCAGACGTTAGAGACAGAGCAGGCAACGTATATCGAAGGCGTGGTTCACCATGCTGAGAAGACGAATATCGATGCTTCGCCCGATCCTCTGCGTCGTAAGCTCGAAGTTCTCGAATACTGGGATAAGGGTCGTAAGATTGTTGTTCTCAACCAGAGCAAGGTTATCTGCTCCGTGGAAAACGAGTTCGGAGTCATTCCGTTCTTGTCCGCGAACTGGTGGAACCGTCCTCGCGCATTCTACGGCATGGGTCTCGGACTTATTGTCGGCCAGAACCAGCGAGTCGACCAGGGAACAATAAACGCCATCCTTAAGATTTTGTCGTATGGCGTCAACCCAATTTACCTGCGTGATAGGAACGACAACGCTCCCACACAGACGATACGTACGGGTCTCGGTAAGATTCTGTCTGTAACTGATACCGAGAAGTCGTATCGTTTGATGGAAACCCCGAAGGTTCCTGGCGATATCTGGAACGCTCTCAAGGAGAGTGAACAGGCGACAGAGAGTGCCTCGGGTGCCGACCAGCAGTTGGTTCAAGGCTCCTCAGCGGGGCCGCGATCTGGCATGGGTCGTTCCGCAGCGGGCGCAAACATTTTGGCTGGGGCGAGTGCAACTCGTCTCGACGGGCCTCTCGATAATTTTATTGAGCAGGTCTTCAAACCTTTCTTGAGCATCATCGACATGCTCGTGTTCAACGTCATGTCGGATTTCGCCATCCTGCACATTCTGGGCAAGGAGATGGGCGAGGACTTCCTGAACGAATTTAAGATTCAGGATTACCATGATGCACAGATTGAGTATGAAGTACTCGCGGGGTCATCTCTCGCTGCGAAGCGGACGATGGCACAGTCGATGGTCATGCTGACCCAGATTCTGGATAACCCCCAGATTCAGGAGTCTCTCGCAGAGATCAACGAAGAGTACATCGACTTCAAGCCGATCATATCGATGTGGCTCGAAGCCAGTGAGTGGAAGAACAAGAACGATATCATCAAGCCGATGACGCAAGCCATGAAGCAGAAACGGGCTGCGAACAGCAAAGCGGCTTTGATGCAGCAACAGGTTCAGGCAAAGCAACAGGGTGAGCAACAGAAATTCCAACAGAAACAACAGTTGGAAGATCAGGCATCCGACAATCGCCTGCGTCGGGACATCGTTCGGGAAACCATGAAGACCAGCGGATTGAGTCAGGCGTCTACGGGCGTCCCCAATCCAGCGGGGCTGCAGGGTGATCTTCCCCAAGTAGTTTAGTAAATGGGCGGGGTCTCTGATCCCGCCTTTTGATTTTGTAGCTAACGGAGGGGTTATGCTACCGATAACAGAAGACATTAAAGGTCTGGAAATGACCTTCGCTCCGACCGAGCGCCAGATTGCGATTCTCGCGTCTGCCGTGAAGCAGGAGTGGTTCGAGTTGATGCAGAAGATGATGGAGCAGGAAGTCAAGCTGCTTAACATCAAGCTGATAAACACGGGGACAGCAAACCCCGCAGAGATTCTCGCCAACCACGCGATTGCGAAAGGTGCGGCGATGTTTTACGCGGGCTTCATCCAACGGATTCAGCAATTGCTGACTGAGGCGAGTTATACCAATCTGGGTATCGGCTCTCCTGAGAATCCTGAGAAGCCGCCGTATGTTACCGAGTTCGAGATTGATCCGAGTACGATCAATCCAAATGATCAAGTCAGCTAAATATCGGAGGAGATATGAGTTCAGTACGCGAGAGAATGGAACGTGCCCAGGGAATTGTGACATCGCCTACC